CGCTCCGTGGAGCAAGCAACGCCAAGCTGAGAAGCTCACCAAGTGGATGAAAGGATCTTTCTACCATTCACGTGTGCATGAGAAGGCTCCACTCACTTTGAGAGACGCTGCAATCTTCGGGACTGGGTTTACAAAGGTTTATTCAGAGAACGGTGAGATCAAAGCAGAAAGAGTGTTCGCGGACGAAATGATCGTTGACCTTAACGATGCTTATTACGGCAACCCTCGCTGCATGTATCAGCGCAAGATGGTTTCCAAAAGTCACTTGCTTCAAAAGTTCAAAGATCCAGAGCATCAAGCGATCATTGCCAAGGCTCAGCAAGTCCAAGGGTACAATGCTCTGAGTCCAACTGAGACTGTTATGGTTGTTGAGGCATGGCGCTTGCCTGATGAACAGGGTGAGGGTGGATACCACCTGATCGCTGTGAACAGTGGCGCCTTGGTTGTGGAAGACTATAAGCGCGAGCGTTTCCCGTTTGCTCAATTGCGATACACGGTACAGCCGGTAGGATACTGGGGCTCTGGGTTGTGCGAGGACTTGCTCGGTATTCAGATCGAGATCAACCGACTTTCTATGCACATTCAGCAAGCCCAGCGTCTTCTCGGTAACCCTCGCGTGTTCATTGAAGAGGGTAGCTCGGTCAACGTCAACCAACTCACAAATGAAATTGGTGGAATAGTTAAGTACCGTGGTCAGGCTCCAGTCATTCAAGCGGCTCAGACTGTACAGCCTGAACTCTTCAACCAACTTAACATGCTTTATCAGCGTGCTTATGAGATCACGGGCGTGTCTCAGTTGGCCGCAAGTTCACGCAACCCATTGGGTGCCAACGCAAGCGGTGCGGCACTCCGTGAAATGACAGATATTCAGTCTGATCGTTTTGCACTCACAAGCTACCAATATCAGCAATACCATTTGGACCTAGCTCAACTGTTTATCGATGAAGCCAAGGCGCTTGCAGCACAAGGAAAACCTGTTCCTTCAAAAGCCTTCGATCGTCGCAACGGACTTGAGAGCATTACATGGGGTGAAATCGATCTCGAAGACGATGAATACGTGATGCAATGTTTCCCAGCCTCCGCGTTGCCTGATCAGCCCGGAGCTCGCATTGAGAGCATCCGTGACCTGATGCAAATGGGCATGATCCAGCCTGATGAAGCGCAAGATCTTCTCGACTTCCCAGACTTGGACAAGTTCACAGCCCTTGCGACAAGCCCGACAAAGCTTGCCTCGCGTCTCATTGAACGCATGCTCGAAGAGAACACGTTCATTCCGCCCGAGCCTTATTTGCCCATCGACAAGATGCAGCGCCTTGCTCAGCTTTACTATTGTGACGCGCAGGTCAGAGGCATGGAGGAGGAACGTCTCGACCTTCTCAGGCAGTTTATTGATGCATGTGCCGCGATGGTTGCAATGGCTCAACCGATGCCTCAGGCGCCTGCTCAGGCACTCATGGAGAGCCAACTCGCGGCGACTCCACAACAACAATCGGCTCCGGCTGGGGCACTTCCGCCCCCATTGATGTGAGGTTAAGTAATGGTTGAAGGTGTAAGCGGTGAAGTTACAGCGCCCGCAGTTTCCGAGATTCCCGAGGCTCAAACGACTCCCGAGGCAAAACCTCAAGAGGACGAGTTTTCAGACAAGTTCATCAAACTCACTCGCCAAAAGCGTGCTCTGGAACAGCAAGCGGCGGAGTTGAAAGCGGAACGTGCGAGGATAGAGGCAGAGCGCAAGGAACTCGAAGACTTCAGAAGCACAAAGGCAAAGATCAAGGAAAACCCAAAAGAGGCTCTGGGCACTTTGGGAGTATCCTTCGATGACCTCGCTCACATGATTTTGACTGAGGGCAGAGAGCCAACTGAGGCGGATAAATTGTCTGCCTTAGAGGCTAAAATCAAGGCTATTGAAGAGGCAAAAGAAAAGGAGAAGATGGACGCTCTAGAGGCAGAGCGACAGAAAACGGTCAGTCTCTATCGCAGCAATCTTGAAAAATTCATCGAGTCAAGTGATTATGAATTGATCAAAACTTACGGTGCGGTGGAAGACGTTTTTGAAACGATTCAGGAGCACTACGAAAAGACACTTCAACTTAAAGGTGAAGGTGTCATTTTGTCTTATGCTGACGCATGCGCGATGGTTGAAGAGCACTACGAAATGTTGCTCGAAAAGGCCGCGCAAACAAATAAAGCAAAAGCTAAGTTTGGATCATTTGAAGCTAAGTTACAGTCCGAGGCACAAGTCACATCGCCAAAGGTCGTCGCACCTTCCCAAACGCTGACAAACGCAATGAAGGCAGTCTCCGAACCTGCAACCCCTTCACATCGACGGCCATCGAATGAAGAGTTGAGGCAAGCGGCGGCGGCTATGATCAAATGGACTAATTAAAATTTTTGAAAGGAATTTATCATGGGATTAGACTTAGTATCTTTTAGCGCGGCGCTGAAACAACATTACCCCGATTGGAAAGTTGAAAATCTCGTTTATCAAAGCAACCCATTTATGGCGTTGGTTCCGAAATACGAGCAGTTCGGAGGCGAGGTTCTGAAAATGCCTCTGATCTACGGAAACCCGCAGAATCGTTCAGCTTCTTTCTCGACAGCGAATAGCGGAACATCAAGCTCTAGCTTGAAAGCGTTCTTGTTGACTCGTAACAGCGACTATTCGATCGCTGAAATCAGCAATGAAGTCATCCTTGCTTCCGAAGGCGATGCAAACGCGTTTCTTCGCGCTGCAACAGTTGAAATCGACGGTGCACTCCATGCACTCGGTCGCTCGGTTGCGACAAAGCTTTTCCGCTCGGGCTCCGGTTCGATTGGTAAGGTTGCATCGTACACAGCCCTGACCAAAACTATCGTCCTCACTGTTCCTGAAGACATCGTTAACTTTGAAGTTGGCATGGTGTTGCAGGGTTCAACTGCAGATGGCGGCGGCTCCACTAAGGCAGGTACATCGAAAGTTGTAACTGTTGACCGTATCGCTGGATCGTTCACTGTTGACGCTGACCTTACAGGAAACTGGGCGGCTTCTGACTTTGTGTTTGTTGCAGGCGACTACGACAACGCAATCAAAGGCCTTGGTGCATGGCTTCCTTATGAGTCACGCGCAACTAAACTTGCAGCGTCTTTCTTCGGCGTCACACGCTCGGCAGATGCAACTCGTTTGGGCGGTTTGGTTCTCGACGGTACAGCACTTCCAATCGAAGAAGCACTCATTAGCGCACTCGCTCTGGTTGGCCGTGAAGGCGGAAACCCAGACTATGCGTTCATGAACTTCGCTGACTGGTCCAACTTGGTTAAGGCACTGGGCTCTAAGGTTCAGTACACAACCGTGAAAGCAGGCGTCGACGGAATGATCGGCTTCCAAGGTATTATGGTCAACGGCCCACGCGGTACAGTGACCGTAGTTCCCGATGTTAACTGCCAGAAGGGCGACGTGTACATCGTGCAGATGAACACATGGCAGTTGGCTTCGCTCAAGAAAGTTGTCAACTTGTTCGATACTGACGGCTTGCGTATGCTCCGTTCGTCTTCGGCTGACAGCTTGCAGATCCGTTGCTTCTCGTACGCACAGCTTGGCTGTACGGCTCCGGGATACAACATGCACCTCAAGATCGCCTAATTCACTGGGGCTCTTCGGAGCCCCTCAATTAAAAGGAAACTGATATGGCTAATCGTTATTACAATCAGTTCCAATACACCGCCGAGCGAGCCCCAGTGACGCTGTATGCGACGTTGGAAGCGGGCGCGGCTGGTGCGGTTGCGGCTGTAAAAGGATACGGAGTTGCTTCGATCACTAAAGTTGCTGGCGACGGCAAATATGAGGTCGTACTCTCTGATAAATTTGTGCGCTGTATCGGCGTGGACTTTAAAGTGGTTCATTCCGCTATTTCGGCTGTTGCTATTGTTCAGGTGTTGCAAACTCCCGCTCAATTGCAGGCGGCTGTTGCGGCTGGCACTCCAATCGTCATTCAGTGCGTTGACGCGTCGGGAGTTGCTGTAAACCCTGAATCTGGCGCTCAAGTGTTTATTCAATTGGTTCTCGTCAACTCCACAGTTGATCAGGGCAAGGGAGTCTAACAATGATTATGATGGGAAGTCCTCGCAAGGTCGCGTCCCTCATAGTTGCTCGGAAGTTGGGAGGCGGATCTCCGGAAGTTGATCGCGCCGCTCAACTCCGTGGTGAAAGTGAGTCGGCGTTGTCGGCAATGTCGGAAGAGAAGGATGAAGGTCGGCTCGCATTGGAAGACGCTGCACAAAAGTTGGTTTCTGCCATTCAAGGCGGTTCCGCTGAGTTGGTAGCCGATGCTTTCCACAAGATGTTCAAGATCTGTGATCTGTTACCTCACGAAGAGTACGGCGAACTTATGGAAGAGGCAGAAGAAGGGGGTTACTAATGGCTCGTACCTTCACAGTCTCGGAACTCATTACACTGGTCAGGGAGCGTTCAAACACCGAACGCTCTAACTTTGTTACAGATGCCGAACTCATTCGGTACATCGATCAGGCATATACAAAACTGTATGACCTAATCGTAAGCAAATTCGAAAATTACTATCTCGACGAATATCTGTTCACGACAGATGGTCTAAATCAGTTTTTCAATCTGCCACCCACCTTCTATAAGATGGTTGGTTTGGATCAGTATCAGAACACATCGGGAAGTGGCGATAACGCTCTGACTGTAAGGCCGTTTAATTTCAATGAACGGAACCGTTACAACAACATCCTGTTCGCTGTAACAGCTGCAGCATTTTATCGCTATTTAATACAAGGGTCAAAAATCAAGATTATCCCACAGCCCTCGTCTGGTGTGACGTTTAAAATGTGGTTTGTCCCAGCGCCTCCTAAGATCACAAGCGCAAACGACGTGATCGACGGGATTGCCGGTTGGGAGGAGGTCGTGGTGCTAACTGCGGCCATTCAGGTCATGAACAAACAAGAGTTGGATAGCTCTGCCCTCAAGCGCGAGCAACAGGAAGCCGTTGAGCGTGTGATTACGATGGCAACCGAACGCGACGCGGCTTTGCCAGAACGTGTAACGGACTTGTCAGTGGTAAACGAGCAATTGGCACTATTCCCAGTCATTTTGTGAGGCACATATGCGGGTTTTTCGGAAAATTTTTACTGATGACCCGCTGCAACAGCGCCTGCAGGATTCTATTGCTCAAAGCTTTGCTCAGTTTGAAAAACTGCCTCAATTAGACTCAGTAATCGTAAAAGATATAACTCTGTCTTCTACGATTGATAATCTAGTTGAGCATAAACTGGGACGAGAGATTGTTGGTTGGCAGGTCATTCGACAAAACGCCAACGCAGTCGTTTATGAAAGTTCAACAATTAACACCACGCCCTCGTCTTTTGTTATTTTAAGAGCGTCGGCGGCGTGTACTGTTACAATACTTTTCTTCTGAGGTAGGGATATGAGCACAACACCAAACATGAGTCTCATAGTGCCGGATGTGGGGACGAGCGGCCCTACCTACGCGACGGAAATCAACACCGCTTTCGACGTAGTTGATGCTCATGATCATACACCCGGAAAAGGTGTTCGAATTCCTCCATCGGGCCTCAACATCAACGCCGATCTTCCTTTTAATAACAATGACGCGATTAGCTTACGCTCAACGCGTTACACGTCACAAACAGGCGTCCTAGCAACTTCTGATGACCGCAACTGTATAAGTTCAGTCAATGGCAACATGTATTGGAATAATGCCAACGGTGTCGCGGTGCAAATTACAGCGGGTAACGGTCTTAACTTTGCGTCACTCGGTACCATTGGTGGCGACTACGGAGCGGCTGGCGTTACGGCGGCGGCGGTCTATACCAACCTGCTCAAAACTTTTTCATGGACGCAGGCGGCTGGGCAATACGCCAAAATGGCTATGGCTGATCTGAGTCTGTACTCCACGACTGCAGGCACTCTGGCAGTAACACTGAAAGCAAGTGCATCAACTACGGCCTACGATATTACGATGCCCATTTCCGCTCCGATTGCGAACACATTCATGCGTACTGCTTTGGGAGGTCAGGGAACTTTTGTAACGCTCAACGGTACAGCCAATCAGATTACAGTGACACAAAACACTTCTGATGTGACGTTTAGTATTCCAAACAATCCAATTCTACCCGGAAACATATCGGCAACTGGAACATTTACGTCGTCCGTTGGTTTTGTCGGTCCGGGCATGGTTCCAATTGGTGCAATTATTCCTATTGGTGACGCCGGAGCGTGGGCTTTGCCTGCAAGTGGCGCGATTAAGGATGGATACGCTCTCTGTAATGGTCAGGCTAAACCTGTTGGAAGTGCGGTCGGACTAGCGGCGAATTTGCCTAATTTATCTGATGATCGATTTTTAAATGGTTCGACGACGCCCGGGGGAACAGGTGGAGCAACCTCAAAAACCACAACAGGCATCGCGGCTACGTTTAATAAAAACATTTTGAACTCAGATCAAAATGCACACTTTCATAAATTGCCATTTTTACTTGCCACTACCGGATCTGGAAGCCTTGGAATAATTTATGGGTACACCACAGGACCGTCTGGTGGGGCATTATACGGTTCAAGTAACGATTTATCGAACAAATGGGCTGCTACACCGCCAACAAATTGGAACACAACCAATCCGGGCGCAACTAGTATTGCTCACTCATCTTCAGAAACAATTTCATGGAACTCCGCAACCGTATCGACCTCAGTCACTCAAGGTACGATTTCAGATATACGTCCTAACTATTTCAACGTCGTTTACGT